GCAGGAGAGTCAGAAGTCATGCCTATATCTGTGTTACCTTCTTCTGGTGACTGCATTTCTTCAGCATCTTGCTTCCTTTTTTCGTATAAGTATATATCCTTAGCACATTGTATTGCATCCTCGAATGTTTCTGCACGTCCTGTAGCGTCTCTTAAGACTATCTCAGCGTCATTGAATGGTAACATTGCAAAACTACCTATCTTATAGTATAGATTGATTCTATCGATAAGGTGTAGTTGACTTACATCTTCATCAGCAATACCAAAGAAGTCGTCTTCATTTAATTCTTGATAACCTTTATAAAAATCTTTATTAACACCTGGGAATTTACGCTTCATCAACTTCTCAATACGTGCATCCTCTGTCACATTAAGGAATGACTTAGGCAAATCTTCTAAAACTTCTGTCCAGTCATCGTTAGGAGTAAACAATGCATGTCCTACCTCATGCTCAACAAGCAAGTCATATACTTTATCAGATACTTCCCAGACAGGAAGAGTCAAGATTCTTTTGTCAGTGTCAAAAGATGCAGTCTGACAAACTTTGTGCTCTACTGTAAGGTTTTCTGTTGCTAGTAGTCTAGCGAGGTTACCTTTGACTTCTTGTGTTGACATATGATTCTTTGTTGTATACACATATTATAATACCCCTTCCGCTTGGAAGAGGCATTGAGTAGACACTTTATAAACTGGTTGCGACGCTTCCTTGCATGACGCAATGCTTGCGGTTTTAAGTGTCGCTTCTTTTCTTTTTTAGAATGGTGCTGCCAGTTAGGAGTCGTCATCGGATATCACCTTTGAAAAATCGTTTACCTTTTCAAACCGTAAGGTTGTATCAAATTTATCTAATAGTATATCACCTTTGTGTGAGATTACAAAGAAGTTTGTCTTGTCATCCAGTCCTCTAAGAATTTTAAATAATTCTTCTGTTGATGCACTGTCCAAAGAGGAATCAAATACCTCATCTAGTATCAATAGATTAGTAGCAGCAGAGTTTTTCATCTTTGCTATGTCTCTCCATGTGAATAGGAGTGATAAATCTATCTTTTGTTTCTCTCCTTCGGAAAAGGATGCGTATGAAAACTCATCACGGAAACGAGACTTGATAATCTCATTAAACTCTTCGTCAAGTGTGAAGTTGACAAAGAAATCCATGCTCTGTAAGTATTTATTTATCCTTTGATTAATAATAGGGACAAACTTTGCTATTATTCTACTCTTAATACCACCATCTTGGAGCAAGGAGGAGACAGTTTTTAAATTGTCCGACTCATGATTGACTTTTGAGCAATCTTTCTGTTTTTTCTTCTGTTTCTTCTTAAAATCTGATAGTTTTGTCTCCTCTACCTTAACATCAGGTGCTTCTTGGTTTGTATCTATTAATAATTTCTTTGATTTTATAAGAAGACTCTCGGATTCTCTCTGATTACCTAGTATTTCTGTCTGGACTGCAGTAATTTTGTCACAAGTTTCCTTTTGTTGCTTGATTTGTTGGAAACAATCATTAATTTTGATAGTAATATCATCTAGACCACCTGTCATCTTCTCTACTTTATCTTCTGCAGTTTTTACATTCTTTTTCTTAAGGTTTACAGGCAGTTTTTGTGTGCAAGTAGGGCATTCATCGTTAGTCTGATAGAATTTTACCTCTTTCTGTGCTCTCTTTAGGTTACTTTTAATCTTTGCACGCATATCTCTTAACTCTTCATGCATTTTTTGATTCTCAGGCATGGTATTTACCTTGTTACCTAGAGATTCTATAAGTAATTTCTTATTTTCTACCTCTTGTGACAACTCTTGTATCCTTTCTTCATTTTCATTAAACTGATTGTGGAGTCTTTTCATATAATCATCATTCATCTTCTTCATATTCTCAACAGTATTCTGTTGCATGGCAACTTGCTGCTCTGCTATCTGTAATAGATGCTCACACTCCTTTTGATTCTCTTTAATATCCTTTACTCTATCTTTGAGGAGTAGATTCATCCTAGAAAAGATTTGTATATCCAGTAAATCCTCTATGACTTCCCTTCTATGAGGAGCAGTAAGCTGCATAAATGGCACGAAAGTGCTACTCCCCAGAATAACAACCTGAGTGAAAGACTTGAAATTAAATTTGAGTATGCTTTGCTCAAGATATTTTTGGTAATCTTTGTTTGCTGCATCTTGGTCAAGTAATTGACCGTTACGATATATCTCAAAGACATTAGGTTTTATTCCTCGAATTATTTTATACTTGACACTACCAATATAAAATTTAATCTCAACTACACATTCTCTTTCGTTAATGGTATTGATAAGTTGTCTTCTAATAATCTTTCTAAATGGTTTGTTAAACAAAACAAAGCACAATGCATCAAGCATAGTGGATTTGCCTGCACCATTAGACCCTAGTATTAAATGTGATGGTGAATCATCAATTTGGATTTCAGTGAAAGAGTTACCTGTTGACAGAAAATTCTTCCATTTAATCTCTTCAAAAACAATCATTAATTATGAGGGTCGAAATAACGAATTAAGTATGCTGTGCCTGCTATGAGCACAGCGATGACAATAAATGCAATCATGTAATAGCGGGTGGGATGACTATATCATCAGTTGTGATAACAGAAAATTTATATCCATAATTTTTACAACTAAATTTAACATCATCTTCTTCCATAAATTTGATGCGTAACTTGCGTGGATAATCATTGTCCTTTAGCATTTCATAATAGCGTACAGCATCGTCTTTGTCAACAAAGATTTGCACAACTCTGTCCACAGTATTATCATCACGGACAGCATACACTCCTCCAGTTTTTTGGTCTGTTAATACAAACATTATACTTCCTGTGCCTCCAAATATAGAGATTTTAAAATACCAAATATTTCATGTCCATTATCAAATTCAGATACACAACTCTCTAATATGGTAAGTGTATCCTCAACTTCAACATCAATATCTTCATCTAAATCATAACTCATATCCTCAATAATCTTGAGGTCTGCGAGGTCTGCTTTATGTAAACGTCTTACAGTTTTGTCGAATGCAACTTGGTCTGTCTTGTCTTCGACAATGAGTTTTACATATGTGCCTTTGACACTATCTATTTCCTCGTCAGTGATTCCCACACCGTCCTTATAGAATAACTTACTAAAAGTATTATAAGGATTCTTAATGAATTCTAAATTGGCATCAGTAGTATTTAGAATATGAAACCCTCTTTCATGACCATAGTCATTCCAGTATAGTTGGTAGGGGTTACCCAAGTATACTATTCGGTCTCTTCTACTACGCATATGGTAGTGACCACTACAGGTCAGTTTAAATTTCTTAAAAATATCTGGACTATCACCATGCTCCATAGTATATCCAGGTACAGGAGAGAAACCATTTAACTCTAGATGACCCATGCAGTATTGTGCTTTGGATTTCTTAATTGTATCTAGAGTCTCTTCTCTATTCTCGTCACATATCCATGGCACTAGCATCATCTTCTTACCACCAATAGTCATTTCTGTAGGTGTGCTGACTACATTGATGTTTTGATATTGAGTAAGTAACAAATCTGGTGATGATACTTTTAAAGTATTCTTATAATATATGTCATGATTACCAACGAGACAGGTCATACGAATGCCTCTGTCTGCTACTGGTTTAAACCACATATCATGTGTATAATCAAGAGAGTTGAAGTTTACATATTTACGTCTGTCAAATGTGTCGCCAAGATTTATTATCTCAGTGATACCATGCTCATCAATATAAGGTAAAACTATATTTTCGTAGAATAATCTATATCTTTCTAGGTAATATTGATTGTCATTGCGGACACCAAAGTGTTGGTCTGTGATTAATAATACCTTACTCATACAATTTTCCGTTAAAGTTTATACTAATTGCTTGTCTCTGACCTGTTGCTTTTGATGTGCGGTGTCGTAACCAACCTGGGAATAATAGGAAGTCTCCTGTCCTAGTTTCTACTGGTGTTGCTATCATAGCATCTCCCCAGTTTTTTTGCAATGGGGTTAACCTACGAATATAATCTAAAGGGTCAACCAACTCAATATCACCACCTTTCCCTTTCTCCAAATAATATACAGATGCTATATGACATCCCAACTGACCATTACAATGTGAATGCTCACCAGTATTATCACCTTCCTGATGTATATTAGACCATGATGCAGTAGGTATTATATCAGCAGGGGCATATCCTAAATGCTTATCCCAATACTCTGTAACAGATGGCATCATAGATTGTATTAAGTTTTCCATGAGAGTTGATTCCTCATGTAAAAACATACCCAACTCACCAGTAGAGAATCCTGTCTCAGATGACCATACACCTCGATTACAATTATTATACTTGGAAGTTAACTCTTCAACTAAACCTACTGGTGGGTCAATATGTCCCTGTAATATGGGTACAGAAAATAAAGATAATATATCATGCATATAAAGCTGCCAGAGGATTTACTTTTGATAATCTTTCTTCTGCCATCTTAACATATTTTTCATGCAATTCGCAACCTACCCATCTACGGTCTAGATTCTTGGCAGATACAGCAGTAGTGCCACTGCCCATAAATGGGTCTAATACTAGGTCATACTTAAAAGAATAGTATTTAATAATTCTGTCACTTAGTGCTGTAGGGTATGGTGCTAAGTGTTTTGATTTTGTTTCTGGTGGAAACTGCCATACATTAGTCCTTTCATATCCATCTTCTACTAATGAATCGTTTACTACATGGTCAGAGTATGAGCGGACAATTTTGTCTATCAAACCATCCATAGGTTTCTGAAATACAAATATAGTTTCAGTAACAATATTAGGTTTGTATGCTACAGGTTTCCTGTGTTGAAAGAAGTTACCGTTTCTATTAATAGAAGCACCTTCTTGTTTCATCCATACAATATCATCAATATATTTCCAACCCATTCCTTTCATGATAGTGAAGAAATCAAATGTGATGGGTAGTCTACTACTTTCATGTGCTCTAGATTCTCTAGGTTTTATGACAGGAGATAGGTTTACACAACACATTCTTCCTTTCTCAGTAACACGATACACTTCTTTGAATGTAACGTATAAAAAAGAAAGGTATTCCTCATAGGTTGGCCATGTGGAATACGCTTTTGCATTATAATATGGAGGAGAAGTGCAAGTAAGATGCACAGTCTCATCACCGAGAATTTTCATGCGCTCTCGGCAGTCACCTAATAAAATTGTATTCATTAATTACGCATGTTTGTTTCGATTCTACTTTTAATACTATTCATAGTAGAAGAATCATCTTTTGTATCAGAATGGAATACTTGCTCATAACCATTCTTTTCAATAAGTTTATCTCTTATGTCCATCTGTCTTTTTTCTTTAGCAATCCTACGAAGGAATGCAAAGTAAACTATTTGTGTAAAATAGGCAAAAGGATTTTTGGATTTGGTTGGGTCAAAGTTATTGCAATATTGGACGCAGTTTTCAACACCGTCAGATACCATGTCTTCTTTAAACATATAGTTTATAAAGTTAGGACGATAGGACAGGTGAGTTGCTATCTTTAAAAAACATTCACCAAGGTAATGAGGAATGCGTGGTTTAGGTTTGTCTAGTAGACGAGCTTCTTCTATAGACTGGCGGTATTCAATAATCTTTGCCAGAAATAATTTGTTATCTACATAGTGGGCTTTTCTTTTTGCGGGCATTTTACGCATACAGTTTTTTGTATCGCTCACTTAGTATAGTGTACGACTGGTCTAGTTGTCAAGCTTGACAGGTTACATAATATGATGTACACTAACCGTGTAAGGGTTCAAAGGTCATTTAGATTCCTTTCTCCATTGGTCTTCAAGTTTCTTTCTTATTTCAGAAACCTTTCCAACGAGACCCATATTTTTATTCATATTTACTTGCCAATTTTTATCGTCGTCGACACCCTGCTCTTTTCTTAACCATAGTTTATACATTGATTCACCACTAAAACTCAAGGGCGCGACTGAAATTATATCTGCTTCTTGAAGAATAAAAAAGTCTTCGTCACTCCACATCATCCATTTAACTAAACCTATGGCAAGACCTACTTGACCTTGATGGTTGACTGGTGCTTCTCTAGGAGTAGCAGGGTCTTGCACAAATATTAATGTTTGACCATCTTGCTTAGTCGCAATCATTACCCCCATAACTTCATCGCCAGATGATAGTTTGGCAACTCCATAGAATTCGTGGTCGTGTCGTATGTAGTTAATCATTTTTTGAAAGATACCTTAGTGACTTCATAATCAAATTTCTCTTCGTCATATATTTTCATTCTTTCAATAAGATGACGGAAAGTATAATTGTAAGATTGACCTTGAGAGCAATCATCAGCTATGTCATACAACATCGCTTGTGCTTTGTTGTCCCCCTTTCTCAAAACTCGTCCTATAGACTGTAAGTTTCTTACTCTAGATTTACTGGGTGATGCAAAAATAACATTGTGTAGGTTACGGATATTTATACCTGTAGAAAACGTGCCATAAGATGCAAGGATAATTGCGTTGGTTTCCTGCTCGCAAATCTTTCTTGCTTCTTCACGTGCTACAGCATCAACACCGCCATGTATAAAGAAGACCTTTGTGCCTTCCTGTACTTTACTATTTAGCATATCCCATAAAGGTTCTCCATGCTTTTCGACGTAGTTAAAGAGTATTAAAGTATTGCCTGATACATCTATTGCTAGATTACATATAAAATTATTTCGTTTAGAGTGGGTAACCAGATAGTCCATCTCTTGATGGTATGAATCAAAGGGCACATGACCATGATTTAACAGACATACTTTTACTTTGAGTGGTGTAAGTTGTCCTTTCTTCATCAAATCTGATGTAGTTGTAACCTTATCACACCTACCAAAGAGACCTTCTAGTATTAACTGATGGCATTCCATACCATCCAGTGTCCCTGTTAGACCCACGCGATATTTAATGTCATGACACTTAGCAAGTATACCTGTCAGTGACTTTGCTTTGTATAGGTGTGCTTCATCACCTACGACTACATCAAATCTCTCAAAGAAACTTTTCTTTTCTTTGTATATACTTTGCCATGTAGATATAACAACTGGTTTTTCTGTATGCTTCTCTCTTCCTGCCATAATCTCATGGACATTTGCATTAGCATTCCATCCATAATCTTTGAAGTCTTGTTTTAATTGTGATACCAGTGATGTGGTAGGCACAATGATAAGTATATTTCTCTGTGCTGCTCTATGCCATCTTACTAATCCGTAGATGATGAGGGATTTTCCTGAGCCCGTTGGGGATAGTAAAAGTTTGCGACGCTGTTTAATAGCTTGGAATATTGCTTTGAGTTGGTAATCTCTTGCCTTGAAAGGTAACCGTAGATGTTTAACGAAAGTCGCAATCCCCTCAGGTGTGACATAATCTTCCTCCTCATTGGGTAGTCCATAAAACTTTGAGTCTTTAAGGGTAAACTCATAACCCTTCTCTTCCAGATAGTCTGTTAGGTAATCGTAGAGACCAACATATATCTCACCTGTACCTGGTGAGTATAATCTAATCTTGCCATCCCAAAATCGCCTCTTATACTGAGGCATATACTTTGCACCTGGGACTTCAAACTGAAAGAATTCACTTAACTCTTTGTGTAAGTGTTGCTCTCCTTCAACTCTTAGATAAACCTCATTCTTTTTTGAAATGGTTATCATCTAACACCATAATACTTGATAATGTCCATAGTATTCTTAATAGCAAACCCTCTCGAGTCTATCTGTTTAAGTATCCTATCAATACAATTTATACAAGTTTCTAGGTAGTCTATTTTCTGGTTAGATTTACATATCTCTGGGTCACTATTGATGTATACATCTAAGTCACCTTTCAATACCTTGAGGTCAAAGGGATTTTCTCTGTATACCTCTGATGGTGCTTTGCCTGAGTAGTATTCAAACTTCATTCTATACAATACATTCTTCTTAACTTGTGCTTCTGAGAGCATCAGTTTGAATGAGTTATAGAATTGTACATACTTAGCATGAAGACGAGGTGTCTCCATACTGTCATTTGCTAGTAACTCAGGTAATTCTCTATGGTCAAAGAATGCTTCTGAATCCTTTGCCCACATCTCTTGAATTTTTTCAAGATTCATTTTATAAAGTTATGCTTTGATGTGCTACTCTTTGTCCTATTGTGGATAACAATAAATCTATCAGCAGCAAATGTCCCTGCTAGACAGACATCTATTTCATCTTCATCATTCCAGTTAATGTCACCATTTTTCTTGGTGTGTAACATTGCTTCTTGAATTTTGTCAATGACTTCTTGAGTCAGTTTCATTTAGTTAATTGTTTTATCTCTACCGCTTTCTTCGCCTTTCCTTATTTCATATGATAAAAATTGGAAAGATGCACTTGCAGTAGCGTACTCTGTACCATCTATTGTAGCATTAAATTCCAATGCTGACAAGGATATTGGTTGAATACCTTTGAATACTACAAAGAAATTTGATTGAAAATTACTGTTTAATACTGCTAGTGTAGCGTCAGCAAGTATATTGTCATCATCATTGTTGAGCACTTTATTCTTCTCAATAAATTCAACCCTGTCAGTTACATTGTCAGGGGTACCTAGTCCACGAATCCAGTTGTGTAGGATTAGATAATTTTGTAAGTCCTCATCAATAAGGAATGTTAGATTTAGTGGGTCATATGATATGAAACCATCTAAAGGTAGTGGTCTATAAGGTGTTGGTTGCTGTTGTGCGTTAGCATTTATCGCAGGAATATTAGCAGACTGCGCAAAATATACCACCTTAGGGTATTTCGGTAGCAATAACTTAAACCCTATGGGTGATAGAAAATTTCTATTCTCTATCTGTTGATTCCAAGTCGCCATCGTTGTCTTCTCTTGGGTAGACGAGACCTAAATTCTCATCAAAGTATTCGTCTTCATTCATAATACTATTTAGTAATAAAAAAGCACCCCCTAGAGTGCTTGTTGACAGATCTCACATAAGGATGTCACTACAGATACGTTTGCAAGAGGACTGATTGTCTGTGCATTCTATTAGACATTCGTAATACTCGTCTATTTTGTCCTCGTCATTTGCAGCGTCGTGTGTCCACCTCTGATTAAATGAAATTAAATTGTGCATTAGTTTTTACCATTATGTTTACTTCACAAAGATTAGGGGTTAAAGGTGCATTGTCCTGTCTCCAAATCCACATAATTATTTACCCTAGTTTAACCTTTGTCATAAAGTTTTCTAACTACAAGCACAGACGAGATTCCTGTCACCGTATACGTTGTCAATCCTTGAGACTGCTGGCCAAAACTTATTCTTTTGATTGACGGGGTATGCTGCTTCCATACGGGTAAACTCATGCTTCCACTCTCCTGCTATTTCTTTTGCAGTATATGGTGCATTCTTTACCAACTCAGGTTTCTCCCATCTGATACAACTCATGGCGTGGGCAAATCTTTCCAACTCTTCCAGTGACTCAGATTCTGTAGGCTCCACCATCATAGTGCCTGACACAGGCCATGACAGTGTGGGTGCATGGAAACCATAATCCATTAATCTTTTTGCTACGTCCTCTGCTGTAAACGGTAAATTTCTACAATCAAATATACATTCATGTGCAACTCTACCATTCTTTGCTTTATATAATACATCGAAGTGTGGCTCTATCAACTTTGCTAACCAGTTAGCATTTAAAAGTGCTACTTCTGTTGCTTGTCTAAGACCATCACCACCCATCATTCGTATATACATCCATGTAATAGGTAAAATTGATGCACTACCCTGAGTTACTGCTGATACTCTTTGGTTTACAAATGGTGTAAGATGTTTTGCTACACCAATAGGACCTACCCCAGGTCCTCCACCTCCATGTGGTATGCAGAATGTCTTGTGTAAATTTAGATGACATACGTCCGCACCATAGTCACAAGGTTTTGCTAGTCCTACCTGTGCATTTAGATTTGCACCGTCAAGATATACCTGACCACCAAACTCATGGACAATATCGCATATCTCTCTGATGGTTGTTTCAAAAACACCATGAGTAGATGGGTATGTAATCATACAACCCGCTAATTCATTTGCCTCTAGACATGCTTTTATTCTTAAGTCATGTATATCTACGTTGCCATGACTATCACAATCTACAGTAACAACTTCCATGCCTGCCATAATACATGTAGCAGGGTTAGTCCCATGCGCACTCTTAGGCACTAGAATTTTATTACGTTTCTCTCCATTTGACTCATGGTATTCTTTGATTGCTAACAACCCTGCATACTCTCCTTGTGACCCTGCGTTTGGTTGTAGAGATATAGAATCAAATCCTGTGATATCACATAACCACTTCTGCAAATCTACCATAATTTGCTCATAACCTAGAGACTGACTAGGTGGTGCTAGAGGATGTATACTGTTAAACTCTGGCCATGACACTGGCATCAACTCTGATGCAGAGTTTAGTTTCATAGTGCAACTACCTAGTGGCATCATACCATTTACTAATGAGAAATCCTTAGATGATAACTCATAAATGTATCGCATCATATCAGTTTCACTATGATATTTGTTAAATACTTCTTGTGTCAACCATTCCTTCTTACGATAAGGTATTGATAACCATTTATAATCTCCTACAGCATCTAAAACATGCGTCATAGTATCCGCTTTGTTAGGAAACTCAACTTGACTATCAATAATTTTATGCAATTCATCTAATGTAGTGCATTCATCTAATGATAAAGTATACCAACCATCATCATATTTGACATTAAAATCATCTAAAGCAAACGAGCTTTTAAATCTTACAGTATCGAATCCTTCTGATTCATCTGTTTCTATTCCACACCACTTCAATGCCAATAATAGCGTTTGCCTATATCGCAATATTCTATTTGCTATTCTTTTCAGACCTTCTCTACCGTGGTAGACCGCGTAAAACCCTGCCATATTTGCGAGTAGTGCTTGGGCAGTGCATATATTACTCGTTGCTTTGTCTCTTCTTATGTGTTGTTCCCTTGTTTGTAACGCTAGCCTTAGTGCTGAATTCCCTTGGTTATCTAGAGACTGTCCTACAATCCGCCCAGGAATTTTCCGTTTATGCTTTTCAGTGGTTGCAAAAAATGCTGCATGAGGTCCGCCAAATCCCATAGGGACACCAAACCTTTGCATACTACCAACTGCTATATCAAATCCCATCTCTCCTACAGGTTTCATTAACACCTGTGCCATTGGGTCTACAATAGCAATCTTCATTACATTAAAGACTTCACAACATTTTAATATACCATCTGGATATCTTAGTTTACCTTCACTATTAGGCAACTGAATTATAATTCCGAATGCTTCTTGATAGTCAGGTAAATCCATAGACGCATCAAAGTCCATCAATAGTATTTTTATTCCTAGTGGTTTCGCTCTCGTGCGTAATACTTTTAATGTTTGCGGAAATATCTTACTGTCAACTAAAAGCGTATTTTTTTTCGACGCATTGTATGCTAGTATCATTGCCTCTGCTGCTGCAGTCCCTTCATCTAACAA